GTTGCTAAGTACAGCATGGGGCATGGCGTCCTAAGACCAGAAGCGGCAGTCGGAATATTAGAAGCGTAATACTTCTACTTATACTGGGCGGAGATTAACACTGACAATCCGCCCAGTGTTCTCACATAAAATTTTAACATAAAGGACAGATGGCTACACAAATTACACCTACAAGCGAATTACAAGCTGTAAATATAATGCTCTCTACAATCGGAGAAGCACCAGTTAACAGTATTACTGGAATTACTACAGTTGATGTAAGTACAGCAAAAAATATTCTTAATGAAACATCTATGTCTATCCAATCACAAGGTTGGAATTTTAACACACATACAAACTATTCATCTTTATCTTTAGATAGTAACAACAATGTTCCCCTCCCTTCAAACTGCGTTAAAGCAGACGCAACTTCTCAATTTAGACATTTAAATTATACAATAAGAGGCGGTAAATTATTTGATATGGATAACCATACAGATAAGTTTACATCAGCTCCTTCTTCAGTTGATTTAGTATTAGTACAATTATTTGAAGATTTACCTGAATACGCAAGACAATATATTATAATGAAATCAGCAAGAAGATTTGCTTCAAGATTTATAGGTGATGCTGAAATAACAAAATTAATTGGTCAAGATGAAAATGAAGCTCTTATGGCTTTCCATCAAGCAGACAGCCAAGAAAGTGACATTAATATACTTGAAGGCGACAGCAATACATTTTCAATAATTCATAGACCTATTAGAAGGAATTACTAATTATGGGAAGTGTTGTATCACAATCTATTCCTAACTTTTTAAATGGTATGTCTCAACAGACACCAACACAAAGAGGTATCAATCAAGGAGAAGACCAACTTAATTTACAAAATGGTTTAGTAGATGGTTTATCAAAAAGACCTCCTTTAGATTTTGTAAAAATAGTAGATGATACAAATATATATTCTAACAAAACAAAATTTTGGCAGATACAAAGAGATGCAGATAATCAATACATTGTAGCTTTATACAATGGAGGTATTAAAGTATTTGATTTAGAAGGTAATGAAAAAACAGTTACAGTTGCAAGTGGTTCAAGTTATTTAACTTCAACAAACCCTAAAGAAAATTTTAAATTAGTTAACATTGCTGATTACACTTTTATTGCAAACACAGCAACTACAGTTACGGCTGATAGTAATTCTTCTGCGGCTAAAGTAGAAGAGTTTTTAATTGTTTGTAAATTAACAAACTATGGTAGAGAATATAAAGTAGCTTTAAAACACCCTAACATGGCACAAGAGTTAGAAGTTATATTTCAATTACCTAGTGGTAATGATGCGTCTACTGATGCAAAGTTTAGAGATACAAATAAAATTACTGATATTCTTTTAAAAGGAACTTCAAGCACACACTGGGATAGCAGTGCTGATGGCATTGGATTTAAAGTAGTAAGAACAGATAACAATGCAACTCAATCTACAACACAAGGGTTATCTAATTATTCTGGCTTTACTTCACATTTTTCTTTTGAACAATTTGACAGTGTTATTTATGGAAAACCTACTAATGGAAATGCCGCTTATACTATAACTACTTCTGATGGTTCTGGTAACACAGCCATGTATGCTATTAGAGATGAAATACAAGATTTTAGTAAACTTCCTTTTTATGGAAAAACTGGTGTTATTCTAAAAATTACTGGTGAAGAAGGAGATACTCTTTCTGATTACTATGTAAAATTTTCAGGTAAATCTGGTGTTTGGAATGAAACAGTAGCACCTGCAACATCTAATGGTGTGGATAATTCTAAAATGCCTCACGCATTAATTAACAACAATAATGGAACATTTACTTTTCAACAATTAGATTGGACAGATAGAAAATGTGGCGACATAGATAGTAACCCTAATCCTAGTTTTGTTGGTAAAAAAATTAACAACCTAACATTTTATAAAAATAGATTAGGGATTTTATCAGGAGAAAATTTAGTATTTACAGAAAATGCTTCTTTCTTTAATTACTTTGCAACAACATCTACACAAGTTTTAGATACTGACCCAATAGATATTGCGGCTTCAGGTACACAAGTTAATACACTTAAAAACTCTGTAGGATTTAATGAAAGTTTATTATTATTTTCTGATACAGCACAATACAAATTAGATAGTTCAGGAGAAAGTATATCGCCTACTTCAGCTATACTTAATGAAGTATCTGCCTTTGAACATGATGATAAAGTTACTCCAGTATCGGCAGGTAAGTTTGCATATTTTGCACAAGCTAGAACAAATAATACAGCAATAAGAGAATACTTTGCTGATGATGATACACTTACAAATGATGGTATGGATATTACAGTATCAGTAGGAAATTTAATACCTACGGACTGTTATCAAATTGTTAGTAACACTACTGAAGATACATTAATATTTTTAACGTCTGATACACCAGACACGCAAACAGCTCCTTATACTGGCACAGTGTCTACTACAAACGCTGACACAATGTACATCTATAAGTATTTTTTTGATGGTGGAGAAAAAGTACAAAACGCTTGGTCTAAATGGGAATTTACTGGACTTAAAATTATTGGTGCTATGTCTTTAGAAAGTTTTCTTTATGTATTAGCATCTGAAGGTTCGGACACAAAATTATTTAAAATTGATTTAAGAAATTTAAAAGATACAGTAATAGGTCATGGAGTTTATCTTGACCTTAAAACTTCTGTTACAGGCAATTTTGCAAGTGGTACAGGTTTAACTACATTCACGTCACCTTATGGAGTAAAAACAGGTTTAATAGCTGTAGATAAAGTAAATGGTAATAACTACATTGCTACCAATACAACAGGTTCTTCTTATACAATAGTTGGAGACCACATAAATTTATACATTGGTGTCCCTTATGAAAGTAAATATAGATTATCAACACAGTATGTAAGAGAAAATACTGGAAGAGGTTTGGTAGCTGTTACTTCAGGAAGATACCAAGTAAGAAACATGTTATTTAATTTTGAGAATAGTGGATATTTTCAAGTAGAGGTAACTCCAAATAATAGAAGTACATCAACAACTATTATGAATGGTTATGTTATTGGTACAGCTTCATCAGTTATTGGACTACCTGCAATCGCAACAGGAACAATAAGAGTGCCTGTACAATGTAAAAACACAGAATTTATTTTAGATATTAAATCAGCATCTCATTTACCCATGTATATCGCAGGGGCAGAGGTTGAAGGTTATTATCACAATAGAGCTAGAAGGATTTAATGAAAGAAAATTACGTTAGAAAAGCAGAATTAAAAGATGCTTTAGAGTTAGCACCTAAAATGAGAAAAGGTGATAGACAAGAAATTATGGCTTCAGATGGTGCATCACCATTAGAGGCATTAGTAATACCATTTACACACAAACAAGGACAAATTTATTCTATTATTGGAACTAAATCAGAAGGGGTCATTGGCATGTTTGGTTCTGTACCATCAAAAGAAAAAGGTTACGGAGTAGTGTGGTTATTATCTAGTGAAAATTTATTTAAACATACAAAACAATTTATTCAAGAATGTCCTAAATGGGTAAACGATATGAGTAAAGGTTATGAGTACGTCTATAATTTTGTAGATGAAAGAAATTGGAAAAGTTTAAAATGGTTACAATTCTTAGGATTTGAACCAAAAACAAAAATAGGAGATTTTGGTATCGGTAAGATGCCATTTTTATTAATGATGAAAGAGGTAAAATAATTAATGTGTGATATTAAAGCGGCACTTCAAGTAGTAGGAGCAGTTGTATCTCATAGACAAAAGAAAGCTGACAATGAAGCTATTAGAAGAGACCAAGAAACAACAAGACGAAATGCAGATAAAGGATATTTACACGACCTTAATAAAATTGACCAAGAAAAAGTAGAGGCTGATAAAGAAAAAACATTAGCAGAAATTAGAACCAAAGCTGAAAGAGATGGCAAAATTTCTGAAAGTTTAAATCTAGGTGTAGGAAATAATACAAAAATAGTTCAATCTATTGGACAGTTATATGATGAAGATTGGGTAGATATAACTAGAGGTTACGACAAAGATGTTACATTATTTAGAAACCAACAAACTGAAGCATACGCTAATCAAGTCAAAATTTACAACAGTTTAAAACCACCTACAGACCCATCAAGAACTGGATTAATGCTAGAAGTAGCTACTGCGGCTAATGGTGGTTATCAACGAAGTCAAACCAACGCAGACCCCAAAAAAGGATAATTAATGGCAAAGTATCAAAGACAAGGAACAAATAAATATTATGGTGCGGCTAACGCAGGGTATGTATCAACTGGTAGCAGTGTTGATGGTTTAGCTAAATCATTAACAAACGCAGGTTTTCAAATTGGCAAAGCAGAAGATTTAAGAATAGATAGAAAAAAAGATAAAGCTATTGCAAAAATAGATGAGCTATATGCAAATGGTAAATCATTTGAAACTATACAAGCAGAAATTATTTCAGGAAAACACCCAGAGTTAACTGGTAAATACATTGATGCTACTACAAATTATCATGCAGGAAAAGTCAAAGCACACGAAGTAATAACAAACATTAAAGCTAACAAAGATAAATATGATATTACTGACGAAAGTAATAGTCTTGAACTTTTTTACAAACAATACATGCCTGATACTAAAGCAATGGACACTTCTACGTTATTAGGATTTACAACACATTTTAATAAATTCAAATCTGTAGACGCATTAAATGATGCTGAAAACAGAGCCGCTTATAATTCTGAAAAGAAAGTTATGGAAGGTACACAGTTATTATCTGATATTCCTTTAGATACCTTAAAAAAAGATTTACCAGATTTTTTAAAAGGTTTGCAAGTTCCAGTGCCTATGAGAGATGGTACAGGTTCAACTTTATTATATACTAATGCAGAAACACTAGCAGTTGTTAGAAGAAGTATAGTAGACATAATTGCTAATGCAAAAACAGAAGCAGATTTAGATAGAGCAGAAATTTTAATGAATACTAATTTAGGGTATTCTAAAAGTGGTTCAGCTATTGGTACGTTAGCCTCAAGAAAATCTAAAGAAGTTTTAGCTATACAAGACCAATTAACTATAAAAAGAAGAAATTTAGAAACGCAAGATAGAGCAGAAGCAGACTATCAAAGAAAAGAAAAAGTTAAATCTATATACGCAAAATTATATTCACCAGTAACAGAGACAGATGAAAATGGGAATACTACTGAAAGAGATTTAACACATACAGAAAAGATGGCATTAAGAGATGAGCTAGAAGCTATGGGTGATGTGGCGGCGGTAGGTAATTTTGATAAAGCTATGATAGCTGATTTGTATATTAATGATGACCCACAAATTTTAGATGATTTTATTGTTAAGATTTATACAGATGGATTTGGTGACGTAGAAGAAATGAAAGAAGAGTTTAACAAATTAGATACTGACCCTAGAAAAATGGGTGCAATGTTAGACCACTATGAGAACTCACAAAAAGATGACAATGCAAAATTACATATAAATAACCTAGCGTATTCTTCAGGCTCTACAGCTATTATGAATATAGTTTCAGGTTCATTTAAAAATCAAAAAAGAGTAGACGCAAGAGTACAAGCACAGGCAGAGAGTTCAGTTAGACGACATGTAATGAGAGAAATTTATGACTTTGAAAGTGATTACTTTAAACAAAATGGTAAAAAACCTACTAATAAAGAAAGAGACGCATTCATGGTTGAATTAGAAAATTATATTTCTAAACAATATATAAATGCTCCTGCTTCAACTAAATCAATCGCACAATTACAAACACAAGACGATTTAACTGAACAAGAAATTACTAAAGATTTTGAAGAAACAGATAAATTTATAAAAGAAGAAGCACAAAAAGAAAGAGATGCTACAGTAATAACTACAGGTGTAGACGGCGAAGAAATTACACTAGGTAGTTATGTTGATACAGTGTTATCAAACTTTGACACTGTTGACCCCCCTAAATTAAGAAAAACAGTTATTGCAGGTATTATATCTGAAGATGAAAAATACAGACAGCAGACGTTACCTAAAATACAAAAATATATTACTTCAATAGTTGGTGAAACTATGACTAAAGAAGTTTTTGATATGATGTCTACAGCAGATTACCAAGAAATTGTAAAACAAGTTGCCTCAAATCTTAAAATGACAACAGGTAATAAAACTGAAGACCAGAAGATATATCAACAATTAGATAATATATTTCAAACTTTAATAGGAGAATAATAAATGGCAAAGTTTGGCTCATTTGATACAACAAAAGAAAACAACGATAGTGTACTTGATGCTACAACTTATAAAGTACCTGAAGTTGCTACAACTGAAACAGATGCTTTAGAACAAATACAAACAGAAGAATTTTATAAAACTTTATCTAGTTATTATTCTTACCGAGAAAACGATAAAAGATTTAATCGTATGTCCCATGCAGATTTATTAGATTATTTTTATACCGACAGGTCTTGGAGAACAAACAACACTGTGTCTATGGGTATGGATTTGTCTAATGTAATGGGTGAAGAAGACGAACAAAGATTAAAAGAATTTGCATACATATCACAAACTTACGAAAACTTACCTTCGTTTTGGAATGACCCAAATAGAAATTTTGGTGGTTGGTTGGTTGATAATGGTGGTGCTATGATACTTGACCCTGTTAACGTAGTAGGTGCAGGAGTTGGAGGTCAAGCGGCTAAACAAGCATACAAACAAGCATTAAGAGTTACGCTAAAAGATAAAATGGCAAAAGAAATTAATGAAAGAGCATTAAAAGAAACTGCTAAATATGCACAAAAACAAGCATTAGGTAAAGCTGTAGTTAAAGGTGGATTGACAGAAGGTGCTATCAACACAGTCATAGCAGGTGGTCAAGATGCTTTATTACAACATACAAACATAGAAGCAGGTATACAAGATAAGTATAGTTTTAGTAGAGGTGCAGTTGCTTCAGCCGCAGGTTTTGGTTTTGGTACTGTCTTTGGTGGTGCATTTTCAGCAGGTGCTTTTAAACTAACTAATAATTCATTAAGAAGAAAAGGTGTTAAAAATCTATTAGAAATACACGAAAAAGGTCAAAGTAATATTACAGGTGCAAGATTATTTGATGAGTTGTTGCCAGATGAAACTACAAAAACTTTAAGAAACAAACCTGCTAAAACTACAAAAGAATATATTAATAAATTAGAAACGGATAAAATAACTCCTGAAGATAAACCCGCAGGTAAAAATGAACTTCCTATAAATTTAACAAAACAACGTGGTAAATATGAAGCGTTTGTAAAAAACAAAACAGAAGAAGTAAAAGAAAAAATTAAAAAGAAAGTAATAACTAGAGAACAAATGGTTAATGAAGTTGTTACTATGTATGGACAAGATAGAAATAAATTTGAAGCAATGGCAGATGATATGGCTAACAGTGAAGCGTTTGTCAAAGCCTATGTAACAATTATTGCACAAGCTGATGATATAAGAAGTGATTTTGATATGATAGGTGCATTGTCTACTGAATTACATAATAAGATAGAAATGACACCTGATGATATAGGATTAATTTTAAATAAAATTGAAGCTGTGGAGCAAAGGCTAGATAAAACTATTGTTCGTAAGAAAAAATCAGGTGAAAACATTGCAAGAGCTTTACAAGCAGGTAATGTAGATGCTGACGCTACAAGAGCCTCTGAACTTATTACTAACCCTGAAGACCCTAAAATGGCGGCACTTAAAAGAGGTACACCAGAACAACGATTAGAATTTTATAGAGCTGTTGGTAAGTTAGCTGACAGAGACCAAATTATAAGAGCATTACAAGAAATTAAAAAAGTTGATAAGTTTGATATAGCAACTGAATTTGTAAACAATAATCTTTTATCTTCACCAGATACACACATACTTAACATTGTGTCAGGTTTAGTACAAACACAATGGAAACCTGCAACAATGGCGTTAAGAGGTGCAAACATGTTTTTTAGAGATAGAGATAGGTCTTTAGTTATTATGAGAGAAGCTCTACAAACATATTTATATCAATATGCTTTTATTGGACATGCTTTAAAAAGAGCAGGTAAGTCATTTTATGAAGGTAGAGCTATACTTGATAGTAGACAAATGAAACACGATAGCACTATGAGACAAGGACAGCTTCAAGATTTATTTGATGCTTGGGGTGAAACTATAACTGACCTTGTAGGATTAGACGGAACAAGATTAGGTAAAATTGTTACTGGAACATTTAAAGGAGCAGGTAGAGTTGTATCAGCACCTATGAGAGTTCTTTCAGCAGGAGATGAATTTCTTAAATCTATGATGTTTAAGGCTAGAATGACATCTTTAATTAATTCAAGAATATTAAAAGAAAACCCAGAGTTTAGTTTTAGTGATAGAAAATTAGGATTAACCGATATTACTTACGCAGATAAATATAAAAAAAGAGCTAAAGAAATAGAAGCAGAATACATTAGAGAAAATGGTTCAGCTATTGAAGTAGATAAAACTGTTGATGCTAGATTAAATTCACCTTTGTATCATGCACAAGAAGGTTCATACACACAAAACGTAGGACAAATAAATCCTAACACAAAAGCATTAGATGATAAATTTACAGGTTCACTTTTAAGAATTGCAACAAAACATAAATCATTAAGATTATTAGGTCTTCACTTTGTAAACACTCCATCAAACTTGTTAAGATGGTCAGCACAGCATTTACCTTTTCTAGGTAGATTTCAATTTCAAATGGCTCACATGTTAGCTGAAAAAGGTTTACCTAGAGGTAAGTTTAGAAGTGAAATAGCTAGAGGTATGAACCCATTTAGAAAAAAAGAATATCTTAATCCTGAAGCGGCGGCTGAAGCAAAAGCTAGAATACAAATGGGTTGGGCGTTATGGGGAACAGCAGTTAGTTTTGCTATGTCTGGTAAAATTGTAGGTGGTGGTGATGTAAATTATAAAAAACAAAAGGACAAAGAAGCTAACACTGGTGAGATACCATATTCTTATAAAACTGATGATGGTAGATACATTTCTTTAAATAGATTAGACCCTATTATGATGCCATTCTTTATTGCGGCAGATTTAGTTTCTTTATTTAATCACAAATTAAAACACACTGATGATTTAGAACCTATGGTAGAAAAAGATACCACTGAATTAATTATGGGTGTTGTTGCAACACTTACAAGAAATGTATCTTCTAAATTTTATACTAAAAATATTATTGAATTAGTTAATATGATGACTTCAGATGACATCATGTTTTCTAAAAAACCACAAAGAATGGGTACACAAATAGCATCTCAATTTGCTTATAAAGCATTTCCACTATCAGGTGGATTAAGATATTTAGATAGAGTTAATGATGAATGGGAAAGAGAACTATATACTTTAAGTGATAGATTAAGAATACCTTTTACAAGTAAAGATGCAATTATGCCTAAACGTAATATGTTTGGAGAACCTATTGATAGAAAAAATGGTTGGTTATTTGGATTAGGTGGTGAAAGTGGTTTATGGTCTTCACCATTTGCTATGACTAATTTTAAACAAACAGAAACATCTAAATTTATTAGTGAAAGAGAATTTAAGTACAGACACCCAGTACAAAGCATCAGGCTTACAGGCGATAATACAGGTGCTATAAATCTTAAAGATATTAGAAATAACAAACACCAAACAGCTTATGATAGAATGTTAGAAATTAAATTTGACACTAGAGTAGATGAAGGTGGCAACATTATTACCAGTGAAGACTATGATGGTAAAAGATATACACTAGCTGAATATGTTGAAAATATGATATTAGATAAAAACAGTGAAATTTATAGACACCCTAAAGGAACAATTAATGGGAAAGACGAACAAGCTCAAGTTATCATTGATTTTATAAAATATATAGACAGATATGCTAAAGATGAAATGATGTTAGAATTTCCTGAATTTGAAGAAAGACAAAAAGCTATCTTTGAAAATGAACGAACTAAATATCAAAAGCATTATGAAACGCTAGAAACCCTAGCAAACAACTAAACTTACACTTTTAGTAAAACCCAATTAAAAACATAAGGAAAATCACACATGGCTAATAGTTTTGTACGTTATACAGGAAACAACAGTACAACAGCATATTCAATACCCTTTAGCTACAGAACTACAGGTGATTTAACAGTTACTCTAGCAGGGTCAGCAACAACAGCTTTCACCCTAAATGCGGCAGGAACTACCCTTACATTCAATACTGCACCTGCATTAAACGTAGCGATTGAGATTAGAAGAACAACGTCACAAACAACTAGATTAACAGACTATGCGTCTGGTTCAGTATTAACTGAAAACGATTTAGATACAGATAGTGAACAAGCGTTCTTTATGTCACAAGAAGCTATTGATGACGCAGATGACGTAATTAAAATTTCAAATACAGACTTTCAATATGATGCAGGTAACAAACAAATAAGAAATGTTGCTAATCCAACTTCCAATCAAGACGTTGCTACAAAACATTATTTAGAAAACACTTTTTTAACAACAGCAAACAAAACCGCTTTAACTACAATTAATGCTAATATTTCAAATATCATAGCAGTAAACAATAACTCAACTAATATTAATTCAGCAGTATCAAACGCTACAAACATTAACACAGTAGCAACCAACATTGGTTCAGTAAATACTGTTGCCGCAGATATTGCAAAAGTTATAGAAGTTGCAAACGATTTACAAGAAGCAG